GCCCTTGAAGTACAGGCCCGTGGAGATGCCGTTGCCGACGCCGCCGTCGAGCTGCGTGCCCTTCTTGTTACCTTCGGCGCCGCCGACGATAACCTGGCGCTGGATCGCGCCACCGGGGGAACCCACGGCATCGCGATAGCTGTCCAGGAAGTCGGAACCGACGAGGATGAAGTCAGGCACTGACTCGCCGTAGCGAATGCAAGCGCGCCATGCGCGTTCCATCGCTTCGAGCACACCTTCCGAGGAGTCTTCGACTCCGAGGTTGGCATAGTTCTGCCAGTAGGCGTTCGAGGCGGCGATCGTGCCCACCGTACCCGCGGTCGGGTGCAGGGAGATCAGCGCATCGAGGCCGGGGATATCGAGATCCGACTGCGAACCGTCGCGGTGCAGCATGTAGTCGAAGTTGGCGTTGAAGCCGAGCTTCAGGGTCTCGAGGTTTTCACCGAGAAGATTCGTGAGCTGAATCTTCTCGTTGTCAGTCGGCATCGCGCCGCGGTCATCGGTGAGGACGACGCCGTTCTGGGCCATTTCGTCTTCGTTGAGACCGAAGCCGTCGTGGTAGCTGCCCCAGACGAACTTCGCCTGGTTGACGGTGCGCTTGCGGTTGTAGGTGACCTGGCTATCGCCGAAGTACGCCTGGAAATTGCTGTCGTTGCTGAAGCGGATCTGCTCAACCACGTACTGAAGACCGCCGGTCCATTCGACCTTGCCTTCCGTCAGCTTCTTCAGAAGCGGATGGGAGGTATTGATCGAGTCCGTCGGGTCATTCTTCAGGAAGAAGTCGAGAGCCAGCTTACCCGCGTAAGTGATTTGCTCGCTTGTGAAAGGCATTGAGAAAGCTCCTAGAAAGGGTTTGGGAAAACCGCCTTCGAGGGGCATGACGCCTCAATCAATGCTACCGGGCGCGAAACCGGCAATCAGCTTGGCAGACGCGAGCGATTTAACTTGACATCCGCAGGAATGTCAAATCGGCTTGCAACTCGCCCGAATATCGCCCCGCTCGAACTCGAAACTCGAGATTGTCAAGCGCTGGCCGACTTTCGTGTAGTCGCCATTCGAGAGCCGGAACGGCTTCAACACTTGTACGTACAATGTACGGGTCTCCGCTTCCATCCGCAGGCGTGCGCCGATCGGCGTCGAGCCTTTCACCTTCTCGGCTGGGTCGTACGCCTGGAAATACTCGGTGAGCGCGCCCGACATCGGGCGAATGCGCGCACCCGTGCAGAACTGGCGTAGCGGTGCGATTTTCTCTTTCGCGCGCCGCGCGACCGCGCCGCGCACGATCTTGTGCTTGAGCGGCTTCACGCCCTTGTCGTGGAAGTAGAGCCGGCCGCCGCGCCACATATCGATGCCGGTCACGATGATTGGGTTCGCGCCGAGCAGCGCCGCGAGCGCGATGGCCTGAAGTCCCGTGTTCGCCGCGAGCGTCCAGTCGGGCAGCCGGTAGTCGGCCCATGAGTGACGGTTCACGATCGGCACACCGTACGGACGCAGAATCTGCTCCATCGGGATCTTGTGCAGGCAGTGAATCTTGTCGACGTTGGTGACGAGATCGACCTTGAACTTTTCCTGCTTAAAACCGTGCTCGTTAGCGCTGATGACGAGTGCCGGGACTAGATCCAGGCGCGGCAAGTCGCGCAGCACCGAGGGGCCGCCGCCGATCACGAGCGCGGGCTTTTGCTCCCAGCGGCCGAAAAGCGCCGTCACCAGTTCTTGAGTCACAGCCAGGGTACTTCTTTTCTGATCCGCATGATCGCTTGCGCCAACATCTCGCAAAGCGCTTCGTCATCGACGTTGGCCTCGAGACCCGCTTCGTGAAAGATCGCGTGCATGGCTTCATGCCACAGCACGACGCGCTGCTGATCCCGAGTCAGGTTGCCGACGCGCAGCTGAATGCCGCGCCGGTCACCAGGCGGCATGCTGCACACCGCAACCGCGTCATCGCCCTTTACTTTGAGCGTTTTGACTTTGGTGACGGGGTAGGCGGCGTAGAGCGCTGGGAGCGTAAACCAAGGCGTTCGCTTGCGGCTCTTGCGAATCCGCGCAGCTTTTCGCGCCTTCGCTGGCATGCCGCGCACGCCATTACGACTCGAATGCCGCGCTGATCGCTTCCAACATCGACTTCGGCTGCTTGGAACTGTCGCCGGAGGGCCGCTTGTTGCCGCGCATCGGCTGGTTCGCCGGGATCGCAGGCTTTTTCACCGCGGCGACGGCCGGCGCCGCTTTCGGAAGCTGGTCGTACGCCTTTTTGAACATGGCGACCCACTTCTGCGGCGGGATCGTGTCGCGGAACGCTTCCTGGAGCATACCGACGACAATTCCGGCCTTGCGGCGATATTCCGCAACGCCATCCTGCTGTGCGAGCTGCTTTCCGAGATCAGTGAGCCCGGCTTTTGCGGAATTCGTGGCCTGCTGAACTTGCGCCTGCGTCTGATTGACGTTCGAGCGCTGCTGGCCGATTTTCTGAGCCGCTGCGGTGCGGTTGCGCGCCATTGCGGTCTCGACTGCGAGCGCCGGAGTGACTTGCTTGGCATCCACCGCCGCGATCAGATCCGGGTGACCCTCGAGAGGGTTCCGACCCGGAAGGGGTTCACCTAAGGCAGTAGCTAGGTTCGTCAGTTCGTTCATCAGGATGTCGTACGAGCGCTTCATGCCGTCGTACGATCCGCTGTTCACGCCGCGAGCGTACTCGAGCATGTGATTGAACTCATTCGCGCCCATGCCGGCGCCGCTGATCTCTCCGATCAGCTCGCTGTAGTCCTTGTCGCGCGCCTCGTATTTCGTCGTTACATCTTTCACCATTCCGATGAGCGAAGTGATACGCTTCTGCGTGCGCTCAAGTGTGCCGCGCGGAATGGGGTCATTCAGATGGTCAGGGTCTTTCGCTTCGGGCTTCTCTTCCGCCTCTTCATCGGCTTTCTCGTCGCCCTCGGCCTCTTCGGCGTCGCCCTCACCTTCCTCGCCATCCGCAGCGCCTTCGTCGGCTTCTTCGCCTTCCGGCGCAGCCTCGTCAGCTTGCTCTGCATCCGGCGCAGCTTCGACTTCTGGCGTTTCCTCCGCCTGCGGGGTCTCCTTCACCGGCTCGGGGGCAGGGATGGCGGCGTTCACCGCGTCAAGGAGTGTCTCGGGCGTATTTTCAGGCATGGGTGGTCTCGTAAGTAGTTAGACTGGCGGCGCGTTGTGCACCGTTGGATTGTTGACTGTGCCGTTTCCGATCGGTGGCCCACCCGGAGGCGGTGAGCCCGCGCCGGGGGGTGCGGAAGTTGGCGAGGCCCCGGGCATACCAGGCAACCCCATCGGCGCGGTACTCGGCGCGAGGATACTCTCAAGAGTGAGGCGGTCGTCAAGTCGCTTGAGCGTCTCGCGCAAAATATTTTTGTACGTCTCGGCGGTGCCGGAGTCGCCGGTCTGCTCGGCCATCCGAATCTGCGGGATCAACTGGAGGATCAGCGGTAGCAGAGTCGCCCACGCTTCCTTGTCGGCGCTCGCTCGGGGTTTCCCGGTGGTGCCAGCCTTGATGTCGACTTCCACCATCGTCAGAACGTCTTCGACATCCATGCCTTCCGGCCAGAACGCGTATGGGCCTGCGATGCGCGTCACGTCGCGCGATGTCAAGCACCCGATCGCAAGTTCCGCGGTGTACTGAGCGAATTCGGTGAGGACATCTTCCTCGGTATTGCGATCCGCATTCGTGCGCGAAGCGAATCCAGATTGCTGAATGTCGGCCTCGGTCGCCGTGTTGGCTTGCGACTCGCCGGAGGAGAGCGCTTCCTGGACTCCGGTGACGACGTTCATGTCGTACAGGATGTCCTTGGTGTCGTAGATCGCCGGATCGATGCGCGCGATCGGCTTTGCGCCCATCGCCTTGCTGATGTCGGCGCCCGGGGTGGTCAAGCGGATGCCGACCATCTCCTGCTCGGTGCTTTTCTCGAGCTTCGCGGCCTCATCGGGGTCGAGTTCGCCGGAATTGAACACCGTTCCGGGGATCGAGCGCTCGCGCATCTTGCGGCCGGCCGAGCGGCGCGAAGAATACTCGTCCTGGAGCTTCCAGGTGCGCTCGACTAGCGACTGCGGGTGCCGCGCGCCGTCAACCTCGAAGAACGCGAGCTGGAAGAACGGGAAAAAGCGGCTCGTGGCGTATTCGGGCACGAACGGATCGGCCGCCCAACGATCGACGCCATCGCACATCGTCTTGACGTTCAAGTCTCGATGGTCCCAGAGCTCGATGAACTTCAGGAACGTGACTGGGCGGTCCTTGCCGGCGGTTGCGCTCGCCTGGCCCATGCCGACGTTGTCGGTGGCCTTGATGAAAGTGCCTTCCGGCATGGCCGGGTTCGGCGAAATGAACCCATCGACCGGCTGCGAAACGTCCTTGCCGGTGTCGCGCTGCACGTATTCTGTCGCGCGTTTGAAATCATCATCGGTCAGGCGTGGGAATCGGCCCTTCGCGGTGTCTTTCTGGATGAAAAGATCATGCGAGATCCAGTCTGCATCGCGGTAGTCGGCAATCGCGGCGATATCGATACTCACCTGGATGTCTTCGGCGCGCACGAAGTCGACGCAGAGTCCGCGCTTCACCATCAGTTCGATGCGCGCCTCCATGCCGGCGATTTGCATCTTGAGCTCTTCCTGAGTCTCAGCTTCGCTGATCTCGGGCTCCATCCCGGTGAGATCGTCCTGCAACTTCTGGATACGCTCCATGTTGTCGCGCGCATCGTCCAATTCTTTCTCGAGCTTGGGGTTGCGCCCCTGCTCGGAGTACATGTACCCCTTGAACCAGCCCGGGCCGATCGAGAGCGAGGAGCGCACCATGCGCTTCATCGCGCGCTTGAGCGCGGCGCGCTGCCATTCCTTGCTGATGACGATTTGCAGGGTCTCGGCGAACTTCGCGATGTCCTCGTCCTGCATCGGCGCTG